CAAGTAGGAAAATACATAGCAAGGTTTCTACCGACAACAATTTACAACCGATTACTAATTATTGCCGAAGCGGCGGAATGGGAAAAGAAAGATAAAGATGAGCAAACAGATTACTAATGACGAGATGGGTATGGTTCTAGTTTCATTCTGGTCAAACGATAATGGCGAGAGCGAGTATGACGACTTTCGCAATTATTGGTCAGGTGTTGTAGGTATGGCTGTTGACCGATACTTGCTAGGGTGGGTAGCAGAGATTACAGACAAAGGCTATGAGCAAATACAGCAAGCATACAACGAGTTAGTAAAACTTGGCTGGCTAGATGAAGACGAAGTAGAAACCCTGTTCGACGAGTAACAAAAGCCAAACCTAAACCTCTGGCATGGTAAGGATCGAACTGATCTTTGCTATGTCGGAGGGTAGGGGCCCTAGGGGGGCTCCACACTTTCGACCAAATGTCAATACCCAATATATAACAACTTTATTACGATGAACATATATTTTTCCTGGAAGTTGCTAAACAATCCTATTTCACATATATCATTACGATGAAGCTCAAAAAATCCTGGAAGTTATATATGTTTATATAACCTATTTGATATATGTATGTCAAGGATATATGATCTAAGCTTGACATAGGTGTATAGTATGTCAAGGTTATATCCCTAGTATAGTATATATAGCTATAGACATTACGATCAGCTATTAAATACCCCCAGCCAAAGGCTGCCTGGCACGGCCAGGGTATAAAGGGATTACGATCTGATACCAAATCCCCCTAGTATAAATAACATTACGATGGAGTCTAAAAAATCCTGGAAAGTTGGTATATTTTCTCAAATAAGATTACGAAGCATAGATATTTTTCCCCAAAAGTGTCACATTTTTGTGTAAAAAATACTTGACAAATTGGGGCAAATATGCATACTTGACATATCTGGATATGTGTGATAGGGGGGATATGGGGTATTTGGATAGGGGGATATGTGGGAAAATGATTACGAAGCCTGTTATTAATGTGCTCTATTACCCATACACATCTCCAAACACTATCTACACACGATCAAAAACTATTTTTAGTAAGATTTATCTGTGGATAACTAGGCTATTTCTGTGGATAAGTCATCGTAAAGATGACCTAGGCGTAGCCATAACTTTGTGTAAAAATGGGGGTCTATCCCTTATAATTCGCCTATGTCAAGATAGTCATCATCTGTGGATAAGTTATCAAGAATAGTGTCTAGCAATGCACCTCTACGGAACATAGCATGGATATCTTCACCACTAACTTCTATTGATCCAAACTCAAATGTCAGGACATAGGTTCTATCTGGATATATCATATATCTGTATTTGTCTTTCATGTATTAATTATATCTTATACTAGGGATTACGATGCTTGTTTTAAATTCCCCCAAAATTTTATAGCGAACCTTATTTACCTTAAAGACCTGCTTGTAGTGGTTATGCCATTCGTAAGGGGTGTATATCTTCTCACCAATAGATGAGTCTATGATGAGCATCACCATCTACTTACGGTCATCCCTGTTCCAGATGAACATAATGTACACAATCGTAGCAATATAGGTAATCGCTAGTGCGTAGGATATGATATATGCTGGATTCATTTCTCTCCTCTAATAATGTCTATAAGTTCTTCAAGTTCTTGGTCAGTTTCCCACCAAACCCCTAGCAGTTTGATAATCCGTTCACGTTCTTGTTCCTTGGCTATCTGTACAAATTCATCAATAGCCAGGACATCTTCCTTGCTAAAACTATTGTCTAGTACTAGCATGTTGTTCTCTACTTTGATCATGGCTTCTTCCTGTATACCGCTTTTTTCTCTAGATACTTCTCAGTCCAACCATACAGCAGACCAAGAATAAAGACAACCGCACCCATACCCATAAGGGTTACGAAGAACTGGAATGCCTGTGGATTAGATAGTAGCCAGTATAGGAACAGGATAAGCATACCTGCTAGGCCAATACCGATAGCCACTAGGCTAACATAAAAAACTACCTTGGCAATGATTATCTTGGTTTCATTCACCATTTGAGCTATCTTTGAACCCATCTGGTAGATTGTCTGTGTTATATTGCTCTTTGTCCATCTCATATTTCTCCTTAAATTGAACCTTTTATTGAACCATTACTGGTTATTGTTTGAACCCTTGATCTGGGCTATAAGTTTAGGCGTTACCATTACCTTCTGGTAGTCGCCATTGGCATTCTCTAGAAGTATCTTTACGATGCGGTCACGATCTGCCTGTAGAATAGCATCAACATACTCATTGAGCCAGATAGTAGTTGAACCATCTGGTAGGGTGTAGACAATGCCTGGCTCTGGCCTGGCATGCTTGTTCATGATACTAAACTTCTTGTCGATTGGCTCTCTCATTATGCAGCCTGCTTGTGAGTAACCCAGTAGTACTGGCAGCGGTCGCAGCAGGGTTCATTGTTCTTGGAAACAACGGCGGTAGAGAAGTCAAAGTAGTAGTCTGGGTCTTTACGATACAGGTTTGCTTTGTGTGTAGTTGTCACACGTGCCATAACCTTTTTGTCGTCCATCCAGAAAGGCATACCATAACCCCAGTCCTGATATGCTCTCTCGTTTAGTTCCTGTAGATTACGAAGGTTGTTCTCTGTCTTGATGCCACGCTTGTTGGCTTCTTCAATCATGACCATAGCATACTGGTATAGTCCCATCTCAAAGCCTTTCCACATCTTGACTGCTGGATGGTTACGCCATCCTGCTTTAGGGTCGTTCGATGATAGTACCTTGAGGATCTGGTAGCACTCTAGAATTTGCTTGTTAAGACGCTTATTGTCTAAAGCTTGGGCGGTGTTATAAAATGATTTGAATGGAAGAAAAGTTTGCATGTTTGTCCTTTGTTTAACGGAAACTTTATATATTAATTATACCCTTATACGAGGGAATTGTCAAGCCATTGGCTCAGAAGATCTTGCATCTGGATAGAGTTTAGTTGCTCAAAGTCTTCTACGATATCGGGTGCAATGTTATCCCTCAATAGCTCCATAGTTCGCTTCATCTGGACAGCAGGGTTATTGGTAGCGGATACAGACATTACGAGCATGGCTGGAAGAGTCTGGAGATATGGGACGATGGCAGAAAAGCCTTCAGTTTTTAGTTCTACTAACATGGGTATTCCTTTATATAGTGNGGATGTTGGTTATACCAGTATACAGGAGAATAGGCCTTGTGTCAAGGCTTTGGTTCTCTTATTTACCGCCGAACTTTTACCGCCCNAACTTATGTAGGTATTCTANCGAAGCGTTCTTTATGTTGTTGCAGTAGCCATGCGACGGTCTTACGTTATCTAGCGTATCCGAACCGCCTTTAGACAGTGGGTGTATGTGATCGATTTGTAATCCAGACTCCCATCCTGGCTTGCCACATTGACGAGGTGCATCAAAGTTAATAGGCTTATTACANATATGGCAATCTGTTCCATATAAATCAATTACTTCTTGGTCAGTGTAATATCCATATTCTAGACCCATGCNCCTNGCCCTTGATCTACCGTGAGAGCGGTCATGCCTTAGTCCCTGAGCCTTACGCCAAGCTCTACGAAGCACGTTAATTTCTTTATTACGAAGGNCACGTTGCGTTTTCCANTGATGCTTCATAGCATCTCGNCAAGGTTCACAGGGCAACTCGTTTTGTTTACGAGTGTGCCATCTATACCCCGAAAGCGTACCGTGAATGTTATTATCCATTAGGTTTATCTATCACTATGATATATTGGCGATTGCCTTATCAAGACCGTTAGCGATCTCAAAGTTTTGTGCACAGAGTTGGTGGTCACACACACCGTCAGCATTGAAGTCTTCGCATATCTTTGCCGATAGAAGTTTGCTCATTGTCTCTAGGGCAGCCTTGTACCCCTTGTTATACTCTGCCTGTCCCCAATTTTCGAAGTCAGAGAGTTTCATGTTTGCTATGTTGTTAAAATCCATAATGTTCCTTTAGTTTATTTTGGAAACTTTTTCATCCAGGACTTTGTCCTGTCTGTTAGTCCATGCCAAGCAGACCAGTTCTTTCCACCATTAGACATCTCGTAAGCAATCTTGGCATTGACATACGGATCAAAGAGGTCTTTGTTATCATTAAGACCGAATTGCTTTAGCCTTGCTGGACCTAGTGAGCCAATCATGTTGATTTGGAATAGACCGTATGAGTTGTCCCCTGTATTGCTATTACGATTGTGTGCCATTGGTCTTCCTGTAGATTCCTTCATGGCTGTACCCCAAGCTTCCCTGAGATCCTGTCCACGGAAACCAACCGAATAGAGAATGCTCTTTAGCTTTGTTCCAGAAAGATAAGTCTTCTTTGTGTAGACTGGCTTTATGCTTTCCATAAACTTGACGCTGCCATCTGTCTTTACGACTGCCTGCTCAACGTCCTGAGTTTCTGCATATGCCACATTAGTTGCTGCCAGAGGCAAAATAAACAGGGCAATGGCTAATTGTACTTTACGCTTATTCATAGATACAATTATACCATTGGAAAGACACCCATGTCTACCCCCAGAAAAATTCTTTGTTTGTTTAGATTCTGTTAACCAAGTTAACAAAAAGTATTCCTATAATTAATACATGACTAATTCATTTATCCCAAAGGTACGCACTAGCGTAGCCATCATTGCCACCATCCTATCACTAGGAATGGTCTCAACTTCGGTTGTTCCTGCTCAAGCAAAGACATCTATCGTTAGCGGTGGATCTTCTTTTGCCAACAGCATCATCAGCACCTGTGCTCAGGCATACAAGACTGACACTATCACCTATGCTTCAACTGGTTCTGGGACTGGACGAAACAACTTTCTGACTGGGACATATGACTTCGGGGCATCTGATTCTCCATACGCTGCAACAGCAAAGAAGCCAGAAAACTTTACCTATGTTCCTCTAGTTGGTGGTCCGATTGCTATCGTGTTCAACGTTGATGGCGTTAGCTCACTCAACCTAACCGCCAAAGTTCTAGGTGGTATTATGAATGGCCGTTACACAACTTGGAACGACGAGGCTATTCAGTCACTAAATCCAAAGGCAAAACTTCCTAACACAAAGATCAATGTCTACTACCGTTCGGATACTTCTGGCACAACTCAGAACTTTGCTAACTACCTTCGTGGTAATGGTGCTTCTGGTTGGAAAGACAACGGAGCTTGGTCAAACGCTTCAAGCCAGTCTGCACCAGTAGGTAGCGGTGCAGCAAACTCTCAACTTTTGGTTGCTGGTGTTGCTACAACCAAGAACTCAATTGGCTATGCTGACCTGTCTGATGTCGCTGCAAAGGGTTTGCCTTTTGCTGCACTTCGCAACCCATTGGGTCAGTATGTTAAGCCATCTGTAAAGGCATCGTCAGTGTTCCTATCTGTTCAAAAGGTAGGCTCAAATGGGATTCTTGAGATTGACTACAAGAAGGCTGTTCGTGGTGGTTACAACGCTTCACTAGTAACCTACGCCCTAGCACCAACTGCTTCAGCAAACAACGCTAAGGGAACTGCAATAAGAAAGTTTCTAACCTATCTAATCAACACTTGCTCACCTTCAAAGGCTTCTGGACTCAATTACACACCACTATCTGGTGCACTAAAGGCAAAGGCTTTGAGGTTAGTCGCCACCGTTAAGTAGATGCAAATAGTGCTATAATTATAGAATGGATTCTGAAGAAATTCTATATGAGCTAACCAGGCTAATTAATGTTATTGGCCCTGCTAGCGAACAGGTATTTGACCTTGCTGTTGCATATCAAAGGATTGTGTTCTTTGAAAAGTTGAGAATGCTTCTTGCTCAAAAAGACTTGGCTGGCGATCAGACCGCCGTTGATGTTCTTAACTGGGCATATCAAGCATTAGCAGAATAAAAATGCTGTATAATTAATTTATGACTGTACACGCACTTACCACCCTTAGCGACTCTNTTGCTGTTCGCCTTAGCCCTGTTGGAATTCACTCTGGTGTTGACATTACCCTTCAAAATGTAAATGCAACTGCATACGTTTACGTAGGTAATGAAAGTGTAACCACATCTAACTATGGTTTTAGGATTATGCCTAACCACTCAATCTCTTGGGAACTATCTGGATCGGACTCTCTATACGCTGTGTCTAACATCAATGGATCATCCGTTGCTGTGATTCAAACAAGCCTTGAGGCTGGCTTCTAATGGCCAGATTTACCCACCCAGCCTTTGGCAACACTGATGGACTAACCACTGAGATTAAGTCTTACAATTCAGTTTGGTCTGGAACTGGACTAGCGTTTACAAATACTCCTGTAACAGCAAGTTATATTAAGATTGGCAATCTAGTTATTGTTCAGATTGATGTTGTGTTTACAAATGTCTCTAACTTTGGTACTGGACAATATTCTCTTACCTTGCCGTTTCCATCCAAGTATCACACAGATGTTTATGGTGGTTCTGTTCACGACATTACGAACCAAGGCGTTGACCACTACAGCATTAAGGGCCACTTGTCTGACGGAAGTTCTACTTTTACAATTTGGAACATAAAGAGTTCTGCTGCCGATGAACCATTCGATCACAATAGTCCAGTTGGCCTTACAACCTCAGACAAGTTCCACATGTCTTTCTCGTACATCTGCGAGTAGCATGGACATTGTTTATCTATGCCGCAAAGGCGATAACGAAGAGCTAAGGTATTCGCTCCGATCTGTATCTAAAAACCTGCCAGAGAGCCGTGTGTGGCTTGTGGGATACAAACCTAGATGGTATTCTGGGGACTTTATCTCTGTGCCTGACGTATCTTCCAAGTTCAATAACATACACAATCTTATTAATCATATAGCATTTGAGGATCAAATTAGTGATGACTTTATTATGATGAATGATGACTTCTTTATTACGAGGCCTTTGGATACCGTGCCTGTTTACCATGGTGGGTTGTTGATAGATAAGATAACTAAGTATTACGAACTGGCTCCCAATTCCCCCTACAACAGAATGCTATCTAGAACGTATAGCAGCCTCGTCAAGGCTGGGGTATGGGAACCATTGGATTACGATATCCACATTCCTTTGCCGTTCAACAGAACAAAGCTTCGTGAGACTATTGTGCAGAAAGGCTTGCCAAGATCAATGTATGGCAACCTGGCTGGTATTGGTGGAGATTACATGCCAGATGTAAAGACATATTCTAGGGGTAGCAAGATGTCGCAGAGGTCTCACGACTTTTTAAATTCAAAACTACCTTACATATCATCCGAGGATGGATCATTTTTAAATATTCTTAATGGCGTTCTAAAGGATATGTTTCCTGAGCCATGCAAGTATGAGTACCCCCAGTAGGACTTGAACCTACGGCCTTAGCATTAGAAGTGCTCTGCTCTATCCACTGAGCTATGGAGGCTGAAACTATTTAATCGACTTTACGCTTTGAAGAGTTTGCTTCTTTGTATAGCCTGAGCTTATTGCAATTTGAGCATAGTACATAACTATTGCTAATTTGCTTCTTAAAGTCTACAAAGTCTTCTGGTGTTTCGATCTTTGCAATTGTTCCATCAAGATCTGGAATGCTAATGTATTCCAATGCTGAGAAGTGTAGATACTGGCTACACTGCTGGCAGGCCTTCTTTAGCCTAATGTTTTCTGAATAGGTCTTAGCCTTTTCCTGAATAGCCGTTACTGGCTTTGCTGTTTCCATTTTTACTTCTTCCTTATTGCCTAGATAATACGAGATGGTTCCTCTGGAGCAACCCAAGATCTTTTCTATCTCTCGGTAACTCTTGCCTTCATCCCTAAGTCTTAGGATATCTTCTTTATAACTCATACTTAATTATACCCCAAAATCCCCTGCGTTGTTGACAGCACGATACAAGTCTTCTACATCTAAGTCATTAGATATTTGATAGTTAAACTCATAGTTGTCTAAGTCTGTTTCTGAGCCATGTCCATTGACTGGACCATGACCCTGCTTTGATATACGCCATACCTGTCCACCATGCTTCTTAATGGCCTCTGCTTCATTACGATAGCGAACGTCAGCGAAGACTACGTTTCCATGCTCCTTGGCTCTTAGCAGTCCCTGGTTTACCCAGAAGTCTGCACCAAACATTTCACGGCCTACCTCTGTCCCGAGACGCTGAAGCAACTCTCTAGCATCACTAGAGAGACGCTTTACTTCTTCCCAACCCATGTGGTCTACAGCACTAGCAAGAGATGCTCCATTAAATTCATCTATACGAATTCTAGGATCAAGTCTGTATAGTGCTTCACGGATAGGGTCAGCAAAGGATACCTTTACAAAGCCATAGTTTTCAACAAGGTGGTTTGCAACTGTGTCTTTGCCTACCTGTGCATAACCACTTAGACCAATAATCATTTATGAATCGCCTTAAATGTCTCTGGGAATGCACCATGGGCTAGGTCTTTGACTGCCAAAGCATAGTCCTGAATTTCTTTTTGTGCATCGTGCTCTAGTCGCTGGTCAAGGAATGTCATTACACCCTGTAGAGATACAGTCCAACGCCAACGCACATACATTCCATATGCAGGTAGGAATAGACGTGCAATCTCTGGTGCTACATTATCCTTCATTGCTTCATGATAAAGAGCAACATTCTGGTCAATGACTTCATTTAGCTTATTAGTGTAGTGGTAACCAAGGCTAAAGTGAATTGGTTCTCCGCTACCCTGCTTGCTATTCTCTGGCTTGCTTCTCCAAGACGATGCAGATGGCACATAAAACTCTTCTTCTTCTGTAATGTATCTACGAGAAGACTCATTCCAACCATTTTGATCATCTATATGGGTAGAGCCTACTGCGTATTTCCACCATTGTCTTGCGACGAAGAGTGGTGCGTAGACTTCAAATGTGAGTGCTGCGTGGCGGAATGGCGACGTGTGCCCTTCACGAATAAGAAAGCCAATGAGCTTTGAGTCTTTCTCGGTAAAGACTTCAGACTCTTTATCGTACGATACACGAGCAGCGTTGACAACAGATAGATCACTACCAAGAGTGTCAACAAGACGTACGTATCCTTTATCCAAGACATTAATTTGGTTTCCTATTTCCATTAGATTGATTTAGCTTCTTCAATAAGTTCTTGAATAGTTTGAATTACGTGCTTAGAGTAGTATGCAAAGTGAGGATCTTCTGTTGCTGTTTCGTTAAACTCTTTAACAAAAATAGAGATTAGTTTATCGTATGCTGTAAGCATTCCCTCACGAACTAGGGATGCAACTACAATCTCCTGTTCTGGAGTTAGGTTATCAAGGTCAAGGTTAATCATTTGACTTCACCGCATCATCTACAATTACTGCAAAGATGTCACGGTAAGGAAGGATCACTAGGTTCTGACCCTGGTGCTCAATCTCTGTACCGCTGTACTTAGAATAGATAACCTTGTCACCTTTCTTAAGGTCAATGGTCATCTTGGTTCCGTCTGCAAATGTTGCACCAGACCCAACAGCGATTACGACACCCTCTGTTGGCTTTTCTTTATCTAGTGTCTGAATGATAAGTCCCGATGCTGAAGTTTTTTCTGCTTCAACGATTGGCTTTACAACAATCTTATCTTCTAAAGGTTTAATCATTATTTTCTCCTGTTGATTAGTTCGATAGCCATTTGAAGGCCTTTTCTATATTCAATCTTACCATTTTCTGGCAAGGAAGTCAATTCCTTTTGTATTCTTTTTACGAATACTTTGCGTGACTCATTGATGGCTTTTCTTGATCCATCCGCAAATCCTTCTGCATACCCCTTGGAATAACCTTCGTCAAATCCTTGCTGGTATTTCTTCTTGAACGTTTTTTGTAGGCGTTCTGCCCAATCTGGTTTGCTCATCTATTCCTCTCTGCTCCCCCACCAGGATTCGAACCTAGAACGACAGCACCAAAAACTGTAGTGTTGCCAATTACACCAAAGGGGATTGGCAGTCCCAAGGGGAATCGAACCCCTCCCACCGCCGTGAAAGGGCAGCGTTCTAACCGATAAACTATGGGACCTTAGATATCAATTGTATCAAAGATAGCTTCTGAAAGCAAGTTATTCTGCTGAATAATTTGGGAAGATCTTTGGTGCATTCTCGCACATGTCTTCTACAAGGTCAGCGAATGAACGCTTGCGGAACCAGCCAAGATTATTAACAGCCTTGCTAGGGTCTCCTAGAAGGGTCTCCACTTCTGCTGGTCTAAAGAACTTAGGGTTTACCTTTACGATGGTTCTACCTGTGTTCCTGTCAATACCGATCTCGTCTACTCCAGTACCCTGCCACTCAATGTCAAAGCCGTAGTACTTAGCAGCAATCTCCACAAACTCACGAACCGAGTGCTGCTCTCCTGTAGCAATGACATAATCATCTGGCTGGTCTGCCTGTAGCATTAGCCACATGGCGTATACGAAGTCTTTGGCGTGTCCCCAGTCACGAAGTGCATCTAGGTTTCCAAGTTCAAGGGTGTCCATCTTGTAATTCTTAATAGCATTGAGAGACAAAACAATCTTGCTTGTCACAAAGTTAGCACCACGCTTAGGTGACTCGTGGTTAAACAGAATTCCGCTGGTAGCAAACATACCATAAGATTCACGATAGTTCTTTGTAATCCAGTGTGCGTATAGTTTGGCTACTCCATATGGTGATCTTGGATAGAATGGTGTAGTTTCCTTCTGTGGAACTTCCTGTACCTTGCCAAACATCTCAGATGTAGATGCCTGATAGAACTTGGTCTTGTCCTTAAGACCTAGAATTCTAATGGCCTCAAGGATGCGTAGTGCACCAAGAGCGTCTGTGTCTGCTGTGAACTCTGCTGTGTCAAACGATACCTGTACGTGGCTTTGTGCACCAAGATTATAAATCTCATCTGGTTCGATCAACTTAATTAGGTTTGTTATTGATGCAGAATCTGTTAGGTCACCTTGGTGAAGAAATAGGTTATCATTTGTAAGTACGTCCTTAAGTCTAACAAGGTTGTCAGTAGATGACCTTCTTACGATACCGTGGACCTGGTAGCCAATGTTAAGAAGCAGCTCGGCAAGGTATGATCCGTCCTGGCCTGTGATGCCAGTGATTAGTGCAACCTTCATTATTTTGCTCTTAGGGTTTTTAGTTTGTGTGCAACAATAACATCTGTTGGTTCGCCATCACGGTATAGTCTGATGACTGCTGCTGGGTCTTCTGGTGTTCCGTTTACAGTAACTTCTGTTCCAGGAACGTCATAGCTTCCATTGCGAATGATTCTGGTAATCTTGCCCTCTGCTCTACCGCCAGAAGAATTCCAAGAAACCATAGAGCCAACTCCAATAGCCTTGAAGATGTCTGTCATGCTGACTGATCTTGTGAAGTCTTTTCCAAAATCTGCAAAAAGGGCTTTGTCTTTCATCCTATTTACAATGCCACGTGACCAAGAGAATCCTGCGTCTCCGCCCCATGCATCCCACATAATGCGACCATTAGATGGATTGCTTGTGTTGTTAAAATCTTTACCTTTTTTGTCAACTTCGTGACGTGAGAAGAATGAGAACATTCTACGAACAACACTGATTGACATTGAGCGACCTGCCACAATGTCAGAGGCACGTCCCCAGCCTACAGGAGTTCCTGCACCAGTCGCCTTGCCTTCTTCTTTCCATTTCAATGCACGTCTTGCTGCTGCTTTCATTCCAGAAGTAGGTGTGTATGTGTCAGCCTTGAGCATTGACTCCATTTCGTCTTCTTCATACTCGCCTTCTGGCATTTTGTGTCCTTCCAAAGATTCTAATCTTGTAGCGTCTTGATACATCATTCCAATGCTGTATGCTGTTGCTTCCCAAGACTCGTCTTCTTCTTCATATTCATAAAGTCTTACAGACATTGCTGGGTTTTCTGGTGGCATAGACTCTATGGCATACTCTGTGCCAGGAGTTCCAAGTGTGCCACCTTCCCACATGATGTGCTCAACAAGTCCGTGAGCCATTCCCTCTGAGGTCATTCCCATTACATAGTCGCCCTCTTTAATATCAGCAGCCTGCTTGCCGATGTTTCCCTCGGACTGATTGATAGCATAAATTTGATTTGCTGCTTCTTCTCTTGTGGTGTGGCAACCCATTACGGTTCCATCATCTTTAAGGGCAGGGTAGCCTGAGCAACCGTACGATCCCTTTTCTCCTACTTTATATGGCATACATATATTATAGCAGATGATATAATGGTTTACAACAGAAAAGGATTTTATGCAAAAACCAGTAATCTTTGTCTATTCTATTATTAGGAATGAGGCAAGGTACATAGATAGGTATTACGATCAGCTTAAGGAAATGGTCAATACCTTCCCAAAATATGAGTTCGTTATGTCGCTTTACGAGAACGACTCTACAGATGGCACACCAGATTTGATCAGGGCGAAGGACTGGTCATTCTTTTCAGACTTTGAGTTCAAGTCTGAGAGATTACGAACTCGTGACTTTGGCTCTGTAAAGCTAGCCCAAAGAGTTAAGAATCTTTCTGAGGC